GAACCACGATTCCAGGCCAATTGACACCGAATAAGGGTATCGGGGTCTGATCTGCATTTCAACGCCCTTACAGCCGCTCCTAGCCCGCTTACGCGGGCTTTTGCTTTGGGTGCCCATCTATCACCCTCATGACTTCAAAACAAGTTCGAGTAGAAGCAGCGCTCAAGGACCTTTTGCAACTTTGCCCTCACTCACTGCAGTACAAAACAAAGTTCTATGATCTGCCTCATTTAGTTATTGATTGTCAACATCGAGACCTAAAGCGCATCTACACCACTCTTCTCAATGTTTTGAACTATATTAATGAGGAGTCCGAAGTAGAACAGCGTCAGGACTCACAATTCGAGGTTTCAAGAGTTTTTGCTGTTTCCTCTTGAGTAATTGATAGCCCCTGCATCTTGTGGGGGCTCCCCTTGTTGCCCAGGTGGCGGAATCGGTAGACGCACCGCACTTAAAATGCGGAGACTGTTGTCGTGCGAGTTCAAGTCTCGCTCTGGGTATCCCACATTTATAAGCAGATAACCATACCCTCTTGCTGGGAATGGTTATATCTCTGTGGCAAGCAAGAATTCACAAGCAGTACTCAAGAACCGTGCTAAGAAGCGCGAGATTATGTACGCCTTAATGACCCCATGTGAACGCTGCGGGGATTTTGACGTGGCGTTCATGGACTGGCACCACACTGATCCGTCTCAAAAGGAAGACAGCGTTGCCCAGCTTCTACGCAATCGAGGACTGATTGCACTTATTCAAGAGACTGAAAAGTGTATCTGCCTCTGCTCTAACTGCCACCGTAAACTTCACTATTACGAACACCATTAAAATTGAGTTATTGCTTCATAACACATAATGGCTTACAAACGCTTTTTAACAAGTGGAACCGAACTTGATTATGTCAAGGGGCTCGGTGATAAGGAACGGAAAGAACTTGGATACAAACAAAATGATAAAGGCTACTTCCAGAAAATGCCATCCTTTGACGGCAAGTCACTAGATGACTTCTTGACCAGTGATCATAATTATTACGACAGCTTTAGGGACGGGGAGTCTGAGTCGCTTAGTGACTCAGATTATCGGCAAATGCAGGCCGACGCTATGTCTGGTACTGGACCTCGTTCCAATTTTTTTGCACCCCTGCGTGCTCATGGTATCGGGATTAACGAACTCCCTTCACTCGCTAAAAGTGCAGGCCTCAACAATATCAACAGTCTGAATGACATTCAGCAGCTTATCGCCGCCAAGGACGCACGGCACACCTCTGAACCTGAACTTGAGGAAGCACTGGCTGACTTCAGTTCTGCGCGACCTGACACACCTACTCCAGAAGACGAGTCAGAGGACCCTGGCTACTCCCTCTCCCCCGAGCTGAACGACGCTATCGATAGAAGCAGGGACTTCCAGGAGAAACGCATGGCTGGCGAGATCTTCGGCAGCAACCTGCCTGGATCCATCGACATCGACTCAGACCCCAATACCGGCCTTCTGTACGCAGCAGCACGTGGAATGGGAGAGCGGTTACGCAACTACAAAAATGGTTGAAGCCAGGCTGTGACTGAGATCTGGCTTGGCTGAAAGGCCTGTTACCTTGTTACACATCTTTCCCTATTAAAAGGTTTTTAAAAAAGGTTGGCGGAGAGTGAATAAAAAAAAGATATATATAGGGGAGAAGCGTAAACAACGTAACAAGCTCTGCTTTTTATGCCCCAAACCCCTTGCAGTGACTGCCTTCTACCCTGTTTCAGTACTTTGAGTAACAGGCCGCAAAATTCGCCGTTCCAAGGTTAAGAGATGGTTATAAGGAGTAGAACAGTAGAACAGTAGAACAGTAGAACAGTATACTTTTCTCATTACGTTACTTTGCTTTTCCTGTCATTGTTCTGATTGTTCGTTTTCGGAATTGACATTTATCACCATGCTTTGATTAGGTAGTGTTCCGGAACGCCCATTCCCCCCGCTTACGCGGGGTTTTCGCCTCAGTGAGTCTCAGTACCAAATTTGACCCAATCACTCCCAACACCTGTATCTGCCACATCCGCAGCACCACAGCTGGTCCCAGTCGTCTGCAAGGTATCTCCTAATGTTCGTGACGCCCTCAAGCAGCTGCTTACGCTGAAGAGGACGACGATCTGCAAGCACCTGCTTGACCTAATCAGCGTTTCTTTGAGCGATATGGCCAAGGTGTGCCCTTCAGCGGATAAGCTGTTGAAGCTTGGAGGCCTGAGTCCAGACCCTAGGGCTGATAAGGTCTGTGCTGGCTGGTCCTGCTCCATTTGCACTCACTACACCAAGTGCATGCAGGGGGATCCAGACGTCCTTTTTATGCCGACCAAAGAGCACTTAGAGAATGCGAGGAGTCGCGGCTGGAAAATTGAAGTCTCATACGAAGAAGTGACAGTGATGAAGCCTGTGGTAAGTGTTACCAAACTCACTTCAGAACCTCACTGACGAAGGCAATCCAATCGAATATCAAAAGGAGTGGCTAATATGCCGCTCTTTTTTTTTGCCTTTTCAAAAATAGAAAAGTATACTTTGCAACTTGTTGACCTTAATGATTTCCTTATGTCTGACTAGTTCACTATTAATCTCTTCGAAAAGTAATAATAAAGAGATTCCTTATGTAGCAGATTTTGCTTGATTATTCGCTAGCTCTGCTGCATAGTTGCTTCGCCGGACAGGCACACACCGCGCAATCCATATGTTCAGATCTTGCTCTGATGCTCGCATTGAATTTGACCTTGACCGTGAATTGCAGCTCCTCGCTGCTCACTGTGTTGAGAAGTCAAATGACCTCCAAAAAGTTGAGCAACAAGGTTCTGATCTGAACCTCAAGGCCATTTCTTATGCAGTCGTTTTTGCCAATGGAAAATCAAAGCGTTACTCCACTCGCCGCAGTGCGGCGTGGAAAGCCGTTTCCTCAAAAATTTCCAGCTACCAAGGGTCCCTTTATGGAAAACGGTGATCCACTTCTAACTCTTTTGGCTGGACTCATTGCTGTATGGAGCTTTCTTTGTCTCCACATTGCTTTTGAGTGTTACTAATTAATTGTTTACAGCTAGGCAGCATTGCGTAAGTCCTAGCCATCCCATCCTCTCTTTGATTTCAATTAATAATGATACACTTCACTTAATGAAAAAGCAGGAACGAGAGCTTAGAAAGCTTGCTAAACAGCATGGTTTCAGCCTTGTTAAAAAAGGTGGTCATATTAAATGGCAACATTCTTCTGGCGTAATTGTTTTCACTGGTGGCACTATCAGTGATCGCAGAGCTCTGAAAAATATTGACCACATTTTCAAGCAAGCACTTGCTTCAAGCGAGTCTTAGCACACCAACCATCAATTTTTACTATGTCTGATAGCAGAGGTTATTGTACCTTGCAAGAAGAACTGAATATTCGGAGGCGTGCCAAAAAAGCAGGTCTTAGCGCTTTTCTCACAGGCGCTAGTAGAGCTCAACTCACTGCTTTGGGTCGTGCTTACTACGATGTATTTGCAAAGTCGGAGCTACCGATTAAAGATCTCCAAAAGCTGCAAAGCGCTATGGAGGCTGCATGAGCTTTTCAAATAAACAGCGACATTGCCCTTTAGAATTGTTAAGTCAACTTAATACTGTTGACATCCATAACTGCTTCTAAGTCTGATGACTACTACTCGCATTTATCAAGATTCCGGACCTGTGTCCAACTGGGAATCTTTCTGCTCATGGGTCACGTCCACCAATAACCGCCTTTATGTCGGCTGGTTTGGTGTACTGATGATCCCAACGCTGCTTGCTGCGGCAATTTGTTTCACCGTCGCCTTTATTGCGGCTCCTCCTGTTGACATTGATGGCATCCGAGAACCCGTTGCTGGCTCCCTGCTCTGGGGAAACAACATCATCTCCGGTGCCGTGGTACCCAGCTCGAACGCAATTGGGTTACATCTGTACCCAATGTGGGAAGCCACTTCGTTGGACGAATGGCTTTATAACGGCGGCCCTTACCAGCTCGTCGTGTTCCACTTCCTCATTGGCATCCTCTGCTACATGGGTCGGGAGTGGGAACTCAGCTATCGACTGGGAATGAGGCCCTGGATCTTCGTTGCTTACAGCGCACCTGTTGTTGCTGCTTCTGCAGTGTTCCTCATTTATCCCTTTGGACAAGGATCTTTCTCTGATGGCATGCCACTCGGAATCTCGGGCACGTTCAACTTCATGCTCGTCTTCCAAGCAGAACACAACATTCTCATGCATCCGTTCCACATGCTTGGAGTTGCTGGCGTATTTGGTGGTGCTTTGTTTAGCGCCATGCACGGTAGCTTGGTCACTAGTTCACTTGTTCGTGAAACCACCGAGCAAATCTCGCTGAACTATGGCTACAAGTTCGGTCAAGAGGAAGAGACTTACAACATCGTGGCTGCCCACGGTTACTTCGGTCGTCTGATTTTTCAATATGCTTCTTTTAACAATTCCCGGTCCCTCCACTTCTTCCTGGCGGCGTGGCCTGTGGTTGGCATTTGGTTTACTGCACTTGGCGTTTCGACCATGGCGTTTAATCTCAACGGCTTTAACTTCAACCAAAGCATTGTTGAGTCAGAAGACCGGGTTGTAAACACTTGGGCAGACATGCTTAATCGCGCCAACCTCGGCATCGAAGTGATGCACGAGCGCAACGCTCACAACTTCCCCCTGGACCTGGCTGCTTCTCAGTCCAGTCCAGTGGCTTTGACTGCCCCGGTCATTGGATGATCTAGCCAACACAACTTCAGTTAACGCCCGCTTACGCGGGCTTTTTCATCTGGTGCACTTCAGCCAAAACCAATGGCTTGGCACCTCACTGCTTCATCAGGTAACAAGCAAACGGGTCCTATCCCCGTCTCCACTTCACCAAAAACTTCCTGTCCTGCAACGTGTTCTCTTCACGATGAATGCTATGCACTCAAATATCACCTCAACATGCATTGGGACAAAGTCACCTCAGGGGAACGAGGGACCGATTACCAATCATTTTGCAACAACATTAGGAAGCTGCCATATGGACAGTTGTGGCGTCACAACCAAGCAGGTGATCTTCACCGAGAACTTGATCAAGTCAACAAACTCATCGATGCCAACAATGGACGCAGAGGCTTTACCTACACCGCGCACAAGCACTTCCCGCCTGAGCTATTCATTCGTGCGAAGAGGCAAGGGTTCACAATCAACAAGTCCTGTTACACCGCAAGTTCTGCAGCTGATGCAGCGTCCAGGGGAATCCCTGCTGTCTTTAGTGGTGCGCCTATCGAATACAGAGATGTAACTGCATGGACTGAGTTTGGCGTTCGGTTTGTCGTCTGCCCGACCAAGCGCAATTCACCAGCGGCAAAGAAGGTCCAGTGCGCCACTTGTCAGCTCTGTCATACGAGACCTGACAACACCGTCATCGTTTTCCCCCTTCACTAATCATGTCTGTCCTTGTGCCTACCTATCCTGACTCTTTCAAAAGGGACGAAGAGAAACTTCTCTCACTCATTGAAGATTCCAGGCGGGCGATTGCAAAGCATCGAGAGAAGTATTTACAAGAACTGAATTACAGTAGTAAGCAGGTGTGGGGACTCCGACTCGACTGCCATCTGACTGTGCTTGAGGAATTACTGGCTGAGCTCAAGCAATTGAGGTCTTGACATATCTGATTTTCACGTATACTGGACCCATGCCTACGGGCTGCGAATCCATATTTGGGACAAATGCAGATAAGTAGAGACCAGCTTCAGGATCTGACTGAAGCGTTCGAAGACACAGCAGCCCATGTTGCAGACCAGCACAAGCTTTCTGGCGAATGTGTTTGGACCTGTGCGGGCTGCTTGTCACAAGCAAAGGTTGCTGAAATTCGCGGTGAAGTGACGAGCTCATGACTGCCTCCTCTTCGGAGGTGATGAATGCAGTCAACGTCATCCTCGACACAGCCTCCCTGAAGGCTGAGAGCCTTGGTGTATCAGAACTTCTGTTCTTGACGCTGCTCCGTGATCAAGCAGAGAAGATGATTCGCCTCAAAACTTGCCTTGTTCCTACCTGTGACATCTAGCCGGCTTACGCCGGCTGTTAAGTCAAGTGTCCATCTGACACTCCTGTCATGTCCATTGTTCTTGCACCTGCACCGACCAGCTCCATCACTGTCAGTCCCAAGTTCCAAGTCCTGACGGATACATCTGCTGGTCTTGGTCTTGATGACACTTACAGCGTTGTGATTGTCAAGCAAGGTGCATTTTGGGTTTCCGGCAAGGTTGATGACCAGAAGTTCGAGTATGAGCTGACCTCACCTGACAACAATGGCAAGCACAAATTATCTGGCGTTCTCATTGAGGGGCTTGGTTTCAAGCGTCTTGGTGGTGACACCCCACAGACCAAGTTCAATCTCTTCGCACGCTTCACCCATCACACGGAGGAAGAGCGCAAAATCTGTATCTCTTCTGGTGCCACCTCGACATGGACCTTGGGTTGTCTTCGTGGCCTCATCGGTCTTGTCGACAATGACAGCTTGCTTGACCCCTTCTTTGTCACTTGCTCATCAGGCAAGAAAGCAGGTGTCAATCTTTGCTCGGTATATCAGTATGCCCAGCCTGACATTCTTGCGGTTGACAAGCCTGAGATTTGGATGACCAGTGATGCTTTCAATGACGGCTATCACAAAGTCAAGACTGATCCTCAAGCTTTGTATAGCTATGTCCAGGACAATGCCCGCGTTGTTGCTGACTATCTCCTCAGTAAATCTAATCCAGTACTTGACAATGACGAATTCATCGAGATTGCTCCTATCTCCAGCGAGGTTGCTTGAGAGTGAGTCAGCATCAAGAGCTCGAGCGCGAGGTTCGCGTGATTCACCGAACCTTTCTACGTCAAATAGATGAGTACACAACTCGTCTAAAAGAATGGGATATTGATCCATCTCTGCTTGATCCAATACGGGTTCTCTGTAGAGACATGATCGAATATCCACACGAGATGGTTGAGCTAATCCTCAAGCTTCCTAGCTCACAGTCCTACTATTCATAATTCCATGGCCACAGACGATATCACCTTTGTTCAAGTTGACTCACGAGACCTTCTCGATGCTGTCAATGACCTTGCAGTTTCCAATCAGACGGACGCACCAGCCAGTGCATCCTTCTACCGAAACCGCGCATTGAATCTTCTGTGGCCATACCTCACTACAGATCAGCGCAAATCACATAGTGATTACCTCGAAACTAAACAGTACCAAGGACCAAGCAAACTCATCCTCGACTCCAAATGAAAACATGGTATCCAGCCATTGCCCGTTCGGCTCCCTATGTCAATCCCTACAGAGAACTCACTGTAGTACGTGCTGACATTGTTCAAAAGACTCAAATCAAAGAGGCACAGGAGGTTTATCTTCCTTCTATGTCTCCTATCAATATGGGGGACACTATCACTTGTGAGTGGCACAATGGATTAATGATGTACAAGGAGGTCCGCACTATTAATCAGGATCTCCTCACAGATGAAAGTAAATGCTTCGGCGGCTTTTATACCGTAAATATATTGCCAACCAATATTCAATGAAAAACTATCACATCTATCTTTTCACACAAGATGCTTGTAATCCATGCGTTCTCCTGAAGAAGCACATTGATTCGCTTCCTGAAGGCCAACAACAAGAGCTGGATGTAGTTCCGATGAAAGTGGCTTCTGGTCAGCGTACAGCGTTAGCAGAGGAGCTTGATATTCAACTCACTCCCACCTTGGTAGTTTGTCATGAAGATCTTCTTTGTGATGGAGAGATCGATGGTGATGAGTTTTTAAGCCAGCGTGAGGTTCCTGTAGAACGCATTGTTGGTGCCATCAACATTATTGCTTCCCTACAGGACACTCTTGCTGCCTATACCTACGCACTGGATCCGGACTGACGTCCGGTTCCTTTTTTCGTTTTGTCTGCTCATATCAATGCTTCAAACTCATGTCCAAGAAAAAGAAAGATATCATCGAAACTCGAGGAGTCATTTTCAAAGAAAGTGGCAACGGCTACTTCAATGTTGAGCTTGATGAACCAGCTGGACATCAGTGCTTGTGCCGTGCCTCCGGAAGGCTTGTCACCAGGAAGATTCACCTCCTTGTTGGTGACAAGGTGACCGTTGAGCTTTCTCCATACGACCTTTCTCGAGGTCGCATCACACTTCGAGAGAAGTGACTCGTCCTCTCCATACACTGAAGAAACCGCTGAAACTGATATGAAACTTCTCGAGCAGGCACGGGTATTCCGTGAATCATTTGGTCAAGAGATGGTAGAATCTGTGTCGCGATATGGCTTTGTCAATTCAAGGCTGTATCAAATGCAAACTGCCTTGGTCGCCGAGGAAGCCACTGAGTTTCTGAAGGCAGCTGATGAGCTATATGCCGATCCTGAAAATGATAAGTGCAAGGAAAATTTCCTCAAGGAAGCTTCCGATCTTGTCTTCGTCGTCTATCAGCACTGTGCTGCTCATGGATTTGACCTTGACACTGCCATGGATCGGGTCTTTGAATCCAACATGAGCAAACTTGGCGAGGATGGTAAGCCCATCTATCGCGAGGACGGAAAGGTCCTCAAAGGGCCTGGATATAAGCCTCCTGTTCTGACTGACCTCTATAAGTGACATGGACGACAACAACATGATTGCCCGCACTGGGCGTGTCCAAAACTGGTTGGACGATCCGACTGATGCACTGCCTGTGAGCTGCACGGTCATCAATGTCAAGGATTCGATGTGGGGCAAGGACTCCATCACTGAATCTTGGGATTTTTGCACCTATGCCCTGCAGAATGGTGCAGGTGTAGCCGTGCATCTTTCAGAGCTGCGTCCTAAGGGCACGATTGGTTCAACCGGCAAGATCGCCAGTGGCCCCTGTGCCTTCATGCCGATCTATTCCGCTATCAATAATGCGGTCAAAAAGGGGAACCGATACAAGTCGGGAGCGATTGTTCTTCATATTGACATCGATCATGAAGACGTTCTGGAGTTTATCCAGATGTCTCGTGATGAGCTGCAGTGGGTTAAACGCTGCGTCAACCTGAACCAGGAACTCTGGGACCATACTTCCGACGAGGTGAGAGAAGCACTGCTGAAAGGTATTGCCCGTGGTGATATCTGGCTGGGCAAGATCTCATATGACAAGTGGGGCCGCCGTATTTTTTTAAATGTATGCTTAGAAGTACAACTTTTGAGCAAAGGTACGTGTTTACTTCAACATATTAATGTCTCAGGTGGTGAGGTCCAGGACATCCCCCATGCCTTTGAATTTGGCATGAAGCAGCTAGTTGAACTGCATGCAAAAACTGGAGTCGATAAAGATGGCTGGTACCGCTCCCCTGAGAACGACCGTCAGGTGGGCCTCGGCATCCTCGGTTTTGCCAATCTTCTGGCGCTTGAAGGTGTGACCTATGCACAATTCGCTGATGCAATCGAGCTACACCTGGGTTCTGAGGCTGACCTGATGGTGACTCCGGCTGCTAATAAGATTGTGAAAGCCCTCGCTGAAGGGATCGATCGAGCAGCAGCAATTGCAAGAGAAGCGAACATGGATCGTGCCTTTTCAATTGCTCCGACTGCAAGTTGCAGCTTCCGTTATCAGGACCGCGCCGGTAATACCACAGCTCCTGAAATTGCACCCCCAATTGGTCAGCAAGTTGATCGTGACTCTGGCTCGTTCGGGGTTACTGCAGTCTCATATGGTGATGTTGAAACGGCATCCAAAGTCGGCTTTGACACCTACTTCCGAGCTGTCAACGGAATCGTTGAACTGATGGCCCGTACTGGTTTGTTCCATGGGTACAGTTTCAATTCTTGGAGCGATTTGTGTACTTATGACGAAGCCTTCATCCAACGTTGGCTCGATAGCCCACAAACCAGTCTCTATTACGCCCTGCAGGTTGGAGAGAACATGCAAGCCAAGGACGATGCACTCGTCGCATTGGATGACATGTTCGAGGAACTCGGAATTGTTGATCCTGAATTCTGTTCTAGCTGTGCTGAATAAACACTACCCCTTTTTGAACCATGACTACTGCGTACACACACTTACTGAACCGTAAGCGCACGTGGACACCTGTTGCAGTTACTCAGGGAAAACTCAAAGAAGGCGGTGAAGAAGTGGTTAAGCGTGCCTTAGCCCTTCGTTGCCTCGAGATCCCTGTTGCTGACTTCATCACCGATGCCACCAAGCGTGACCTCCCCCAGGGGAAGCAGGCGGACGGGTGTCTTGAACTGCTCAAGAGCAACATTGTTGATGAGGAGAAGCATGACCAAGCTTTGAATTTTGCAGCAGCAGCTCACACTGTTCCTCAAGAGTTCGAAGATGAAGCTGACCGTATCAAGAACGCATGGCTCGATCTGGATCGTCACCCGATTCTTAAGGCTGTTGTCCTTGAGCGCAGCATCTTCTTTGTTCTCCTTCCTCTGTTCCGCTACCTGGGCGACACCGGATTGCGGACCATTTCCCAGGACATCAGCCGGGACGAAACCGTCCACGTATGTGCTAACACGCTTGTCTGTAATGCACTCGGATTGAAGTCCGACAGTGTCATTAATCAGATGCGTCGGGATGTCATGGACTGGGTGCTTCAGCCTCTCTGTGCAGAGCACTCCGACAAGCAGCTTTCATTCAATTTTTGGATGAAGGCTTCAGACAACCTTTACTCACGAGGCAAGGCTGAGGAGCTGGGCGAAACCCGTGCTTCTCGTATGCCTGCTTTCTTCGAGACGAACGCCAAAGATCTCCCCATGTATGCCTGATGGCAGTAGCTCCATTTCAACCCGACAAGCACATCTCCTTTGAGACTGCTCTTGAAATTGTGAATGACCCTCGTAGCTCAGGCGTCCTAGCCTTTGTCTACGGGGTCACTCCCAAAAGGATTCGGAACATCAAGTTTCGACTGGCCAAGCACAAAAATATTTTCAACTAATGCACGACGCTAAACTTGTCTGGATCACACCAGAAGCTGAAAAGGTCATTGGCTATTGTGCCCGTGTCTCCAATCCTGCTAACCAGAACAATCCCAATGTCGCTGGTCTGTTGAGATACTGCATTAAGAACAAGCACTGGAGCATCTTCGAGATGGCTTCCATGTGTTTAGAAATTAAGACCACCAGGGCAATTTCTGCTCAGCTGCTGAGGCATTCTTCCATGTCATTCCAGGAGTTCTCGCAGCGCTATGCAGAGACGACTGAGATTGATATGCCACTCCTTCGAACTCAAGACACAAAGGACCGGCAAAATAGCATTGATGACCTCGACATGAAGGACAAGTACTTCTACACTAAGAAGGTCAAAGAATACTTTGATACTGGGCTTGACCTTTATAAGCAAATGCTTTCTAAGGGTATTGCACGTGAATGTGCCAGGGCTGTGCTTCCTATGAACTCAGTCTCTACCGTCATGATGTCGGGCAATATGCGTTCGTGGCTCCACTACTGCGATTTGCGAATGGCGAATGGTACGCAATGGGAGCACAAGCAAATTGCATCAAAGGCTCAACGAATCTTCCGCGAGCACTGCCCATCTATTTGTGAGGCAATGTGGCCACAAGAGTCCACAGAATCCTAGTCTTTGACTTATATTGTTTCTGATCCAGAACTGCTATATGAACTTCATCACTGCCACACTTGAACTGCGATCCCATCACCCAGACGAAATTACTCTTCACGGGATTACTTATAGCGCTGCTGACGCTGTTATCCCCGCTACTGATAGTCGTGGAGAGACTCGATTCAGGCTCCTTTGCTATTCCGGAGCAGCCTCGAAAAACGCTACCTTTAAAGATATGAAGGTAGGAAAACGTGCTCTCATTTCTGGTCATATCTGTTTTGGCGACGACCCCACCCAGCCTCTTGACATCCAGGTCTCTACTATTGAGACAAACATCCCTGGTGACATGTATGTCAATCAGGTTGTTATGGGCAATACTTTCTTCACTAAAAAGGAACCTAAGGACAAGGGAACTGGCAAGGCGATGTTCTGCAAAATTGGTACAACCCTTGACAACAGTGATACTACAACTTGGCTTTTCCTTGAAGTCCCTGATGCACGTAAGAAGAAGCTCTCTGAGTATTATCGCTCAGGACGTAATTTTTGCGTTCAGGGTTATCTTCGTGAATATAGAGCTGGTGATAATGACGAGCCTTATCGCGCTCTTGTCGCCACTGAATTCACTGTGCGTAAAGAGAAACCTAAGCTTGCAGGCGCGACACCGAAGGCAAGCACTGCGGTGGGCTACGACGAAATCGACCCTACGCCGGAAGGCTATTAATTAACTTCTCATTGAATCGCCCCCACTAAGGGGGTTTTTTTTCTCAAATTGATGATCATTTACCCCACGTAACTCCTTCCTAATCCTTATATTGATGATGTCCATGACTAATCAATATGACTCTCCAAGTACTTCCACCTGAATTACTCGAAAAGAAGGATCAAATTGAAACCAAAGAAGCGCAGCCATATTGGAAACCTTCTTCCCTGGAAGATGGTCAGTCCGAAGAGTTCAGACTCCTCGGTTGCTATGAAACAGGTCACGCAATTGTTGGATGGCAATATGCATCTGAAGCGCAAGATGCTTCCACGGGTGAGCTTAAATTTAATGGGTATGTCGTTACTCGGAGCCATCCTGGCCAGCCTTCTGACCTCGCCCGTGAAACAGACTGGTCTAAGCCCGACCGACCCAAGATTGATGGAAGCTATGTCAAGCCCCGTCGATTCCTCGCCTGGGTTGCCACCTCAGCATCACGTAGTCGACTCGAGGTTGTGTTCATTGAACAGAAATCTCTGCGTGAACAACTGACCGAGATCCTGCAGGAAGCGGAGGACTACACCTGGACTGAAGACGGTCTTGCCAACTTCTCTATCAAGATCACACGTAAGGGAACTGGTCTCGACACCTCCTACAGCATCTTGCCCAAGGTCCGTGCTGTGCCTGAGAAGATCAAGAAGCAGTGGGCTTCTGACAAAGAATCTATCTGGCTTCCTAACTTCTTCGAGGGCAAGGACCCTTTTGAAGGCAAGCAGACCGAGGAAAGGGGGCTTCCGGCTGGTGGAGTTGATAAACGCGGCTCTACTGTTATGCCGAAGCAGTCAAAAAAAGCTATCCCTGACGACGCGGAGTTCTGATCATGCTTGATATTACGATCGAAAAATCAGATGCAACTGGTCTTTGGAGGGCTACCTGCACTTTGGAGGGTGTGCCCCCTTTGACCATCATCCGCCACAAAGCTGATAAGGATGATCTCGAGTATGAAATCCGCCGTGCTTACTCAGATCTCATCGAAGAACTTGTCACTAAACAACTTAAGGAGTACTTCTAATGAGTTACCCTCAAAAGCACCCTTATGGCAGCGTTGAGTACTACGCAGATTACTTCTCTGATGTAATTGCTGATGCTGGTGACGACAACGACCCCGAAGCCGCTCATCGGATTCTGCTTGCCTTTCGTGAGGCAGTTCAATCTTGGCTGGATTACCACAAAAATTCTGCCAAGACTTACGAAGAGCTTCTTTATAAATTTCTTTCCAACTATCCAGGTACTAACTGATGTCTACAGCAATGCAAAACCTGCCTCCTGAGATGCAGGCACGCTTAGCTCAAATCATGGCTCAAGCACAACAAGGCAATCCCACACTTGCTGAGTCCCCTCATCAAGCAGCAATTGCTAAGCCCACTCCAGCACCAACGCCATCTTTGATGGATCACGTCATTGCGCTTCGTCAAGAGGTTGCTTCTGCACGTCAGCAGCTTGAGGCTCAGAGTCAGGTGGTTGAGGCAGTTGGTAATGCTGTTGGCCAGCTTTACCAGATGTTTCAAGTCCAGACCCAGCCTACAAATCGCGGCGCAAATTTCCAAGCGCAGGGCGGGGTAGAAGAGGGTGAGTACTGATCGTCCCTACCGCATCCAGACGGACGCCGGCCATCGCAAGTACCTGTGCTCAGGGCTGTATATGCCCTCAGTCACAACGGTGCTCTCAGCTACTGAGACTGAGAAGTCGAAGGCTGGTCTCCGTACCTGGCAGAAGAACAATCCAGGTGCACTTGAGGAGGCTTCAAAGCGCGGTTCAGCTATCCACAAGTGTTGTGAGGACTACATCAGAGGGCTGCCCATTGACTGCCCTCCTGAGTATTCCGGATTTTGGTCTGGGATCTCGACCTATCTGGATTGGTTTGATACGATTCACTGGTCAGAGCGACCACTCCGAAAGGACTGGTACCACCTGCGTAGTGACGATAAGGAAGTTGCCTATGTCTGGTCCACTGAGCACCTCTACGCCGGTTGCCCTGATCTAATTGGGGAGATCGGTGGAGTTCGGGTGATCGCGGACTTTAAGACAAGCAACGCACCGTATTCAAACTGCTTCCCCGATCGAGGGGATCGCATTGGCTTTGGCGGCTTCAGGAAATATCAAAAGTGTGCTCAGCAAATGGCTGCGTATCGCTTGGCTCTTGAAGAGAGAACTGGATATCGCTGTGACGTTGCCTTGATCATCGCCACCACCGAGGAGACGACTCAAGGCATTTTCATTGATGGTGACCAGATGGAGTTATATGAGTCTCGTTTTTTAAAACGGGCTAAACAGTTTCACGAGATGGAGAATAATGAAGCTCAGGGTGTCGATTCACCAGGAGATGCACAACAAGGAGACTAAGCCTGCTCACGGTTGGTCTCCCCAAGCTGCAACACTCCAGTTCCTAATGAAGTGGGTTTGCGCCGGTCATGGCTGGTGCGCCACTCATTTCCTGAATCGCCATCGTCTTGCTGAAAATGCAAGAGGCAGCAACCTCGTCGTTGTTGACGTTGATGGTGACACAAATCTCGATGACTTCTGGAACACACCAACGGCTTTGTCTTGGTGTGCTGCGACTTATACGTCGTGCAGTCATACCGACGAAGCCCATCGCTTCCGAGCTCTCTTTCCACTTGGTTATGAGCTAACCAGTGCTGCTCAGCACAAAGCTGCTTATTTCCTTATCGCTAACAGGCTCATGGCTGACCTTGGCCTTGAGTCCTGGAATGACCACTGTGGTCAGAAGCCCGAGCGCCTTTGGTACGGCAATTCAAATGCACTCGTACTCTTCAACGAGTTCGTTTCCTATGAACTTGTTCCCGCTGACATCCTTAAAGACATCGAAGTCGAAGAGGAAGTCGAGTTTATCAAATCAGACATCACTGATCTTGATCTGAAACGCTGTAAATGGTTGCTCAAGAACTTCATACACGTCACTGAGGATGGCGAGTATGAGCAGAGCGAACACCCCAACCGTTCTGGCTATGTCCAGGTCCTCTCTGCTTGTGCTGGCATTGGCGAAGTTATCTTTGATGACTGGGTTGACTGGGTGTCCCGTGGTCATCACGGCGAGAAATCGTCAAATATGTCATCAGCAAAATGGAAGGGCATTGGCAAATTTGGCGGCCATCAACGTCTTTATGGCATTGCCAAGAAGCAGGATCGAGATTGGAAATTAAAACTTCCCCCTGAATTGCAGTTCCGTGCTGCTGGTACAGCTGTTGGCTATACCGAAATTGATCCTGAACCCATCTACGAAACAAAAACTGAGGATAAACCCGTGACTATCGAGGATAAACCCATGACTATCAATGAAGAAATCGATCCAGAACCTGAGAAGCCAAAACGAGGCCGTCCTGCTCAGTCTGAGGACAACTACGCCAACCAACGCATTCAAGATGTTAGAACAGTTCAAGAACTTCTGCCAAATATTGGTATCAATCTTCTGACTGGTCAGATTGAGTACGACAATCCCCGCACTGGCAAGAAGGAAGCACTTCAGGGTAATGATATGGAGATTATGTCTACCAAATTTTCTTTTGAGAACGGGATCTACATTCCTGAAACACGGTGTAAAAATGCCATTCTCTTTGCAGCCAAGCTAAACCAGTTTGATCCGCTCACTCAGTATTTGGATCGTTGCGTCAAATCTGCATTGCCACATCCTGAATGGGACAAATGTGGAAAGGTTTTTCTTGGCAATAACCATATCCTTGCAACACAAGCTTTGCAGCGGTTGATGGTTGGCGCTGTCGCACGCGCCTATAACCCAGGCTGCAGCATGTCCTGGATCCCAATTCTTGTCGGTGCTCAAGGGGCCGGCAAATCAATGTTTGCCCGCAACCTTGTACCTGACGATTTCTTCGCTGAAGTTACCACTCCTCTAGAGCTGCTTATGAAGGAGCAGTTTAGGCTTCACACGGGTTGGGTTCTTGAACTTCCTGAAATTGATAACTTCTTTTCAGTCAAAAATATCGAGAATTTTAAAAATCTTATTACAACTCGTGTTGACGAAACACGTAGACCATATGCCAGTCTTCCAGAAAAGATGCGTCGTCGTTTCATTATGATTGGTACGACTAATAGAAGTCAGTTTCTGATTGACGCAACTGGTAACAGGCGTTTCATCCCGATTGAAATCCCACCCAATTTCAATATCCCATTCAAAAAATTAGAAGCAGAGCGTGATCAGCTGTGGGCAGCTGCTGTAAATGCATATCGCGAGAATTTTCAATACGAATATAAGGCTGATGAGATTGGCAAAATCACTACTTATATTCAAGAGTTCGGTGATCCGGATCCATGGCTCGAAACTATCAATGACTATCTCAAGCCAAAGACTGAAATCACTACTGCAGAAATTTTGGACAAGTGTTTGCGCATCGACTCTCTCAAACAGGATCGTCGCCTATCTCGTCGTGTCGGTGACGTACTGACATCACTTGGCTGGCGTCGATCTGTTATTGCCTTCTATGTCCACATTAAAAACAATAGAAGGCTTAAGGACGACGAACGTGACAACTATCCAAAGGATGAGGTTAGACGCAAAACACAAAGAGTTTGGCTTCGACCTGAAGATCAACCTATTGAAGAAGACCACATTCTTAATGAGTTTTAAGTAAACTTAAACAGTCAGGAATGTATATAAGCTTCAATGCTTGCAAAAGATATTCAAATCGGACAACGTGTTCGTGTTATTCCTAATGGAATGACTGCTTTGATTGTTGGTCGTCCTGAGTATTATTCACCTAATGCTCAGCTCGTCCGCATCAAATATGAGGATAGTACTCGTTATGAGTACATGATTAATCCTCTTATTGAATTGCTACCCCAGGTTGACCAATACCCTGCATTTGGCGGCACTCATCAGCGCACACAAGGAGGTACCGATGTCTGAGGCAAAACCCAAAGGCACTGGCCATGCTTATGGCAGACGCAACTTACAACTTTCAAACACCTCTGAAGAGGGAGAACTTTGTATCTATAGCGGCCACTCCGTAGGTCGTTTCTCTGCTTCCAGCATGCGGTACGACAGCCATCAAGCTTGTACCCGTTGTGTTGCTGCAGCCCGTGAGGGGCGTCTTAGTTTTGATGTCAGTCGTCTTCTACGCAAGCACCGCAAACGTGCTTTGAAATTTTGGTCACAAGTTGATATCTCCGAACCTGATGAATGCTGGAACTGGCAGGGAGTGATTAATACCAAAACCGGTCAACCACAGTTTGCATGGCGTCGTCATGGAATCTCGAGTTCAACTCAGCATCACCCTCAGCGCGTTGCTATGTGGTTTACTTGGGGTGATCTTGGATATACAGGTGTTAAAACTACTTGTGGCAATAAGTATTGCTGTAATCCTTTTCACCTTATTCCTCAGAATATTGGAGTCTTTGTAGACGACGATAGCTACATTGAAAGTTTTGAGCTTGCAGTTCAAATTCATACTCTTAAACAGCAAGTTATGGAGTATCAGATGGAAGAAGCAATCAAAGAAGAGCAGAAACTTTTGGGTGATCCAGATGCCATTGAGCGTTCTGGTCTACTGTTCGAAGACGATGCAGATTTTTCTGATCGCTTGAATGCTGTAATGACTGATTTGGTTCAGGGATATCACATTTCGCAAATTGATCCTGGCAAAGATCATGACTTAAATGATCACATTGATAATGCTGAATAACCCCACGTAATACAACTTTATCTCCTATTCTTTATAAAGAGTCTAATCGATATGTCTCGACGCACAGATTTAATCCAACAGCTCATCAGATCTGATAAGTTTGGTGATGAGAAAGAGCAGGAGCAGCGCTTTCTAGCTGCCACTGCTGAGCTGATTCTGACTGACCTTATTAACATCTCTATTAACGGTGTTAAAACAAAAGGGGCAGGATCGCTGGTCATCAATCTAATCAACGATTCTTCTGTCTATATGTCCGGTGAGGACGTAGAGCGGGACATCGCTGCTGCTGAGTCTGCTGAAGATTCTGAAGTGCTTGATTTTCTTCGGTCCCTGATCGAAAAAATTGACGAAACCGATTGGTCCAAATATGTCTTAATTACTTTGATCAGCGATGCAGGAACAAGAACTTTTGAAGTCGAAGCAGGAGGGAGCCAAGAAAGCCTCCGAACGCTCGCATCTGAATTTAGCGGATAAACTCAAATCCTCTGGATTAAAACTTCCCCTCTATCCAACTCCTCAGATCATTGAACGAGCACGTACTGTTATGGGGTCTATTGATTTTGACCCTACTGCTGATCCCGTTCAGCAAGTACTTGTGGACGCTACTTCTATTCCTTCTTTAGAAGTCAATCCACTTCAAGAGCATTGGCACGGGAATGTTTGGGTTGCCCCTAAGGGTGCTGTCCGTAACTCACGCATCTGGTTAAACAAGACCATCAGTGAGTATCGCAATGGGCATATCAAGAGCTTTGTGTTCTTCTCCAGTGCTTCTGAACTTCTTCGTGCTTCCCCAGTGATCTGGGACTATCCCGTCTGCATCCCATTCAAGCGAGTCAAGCAGCTACGAGCCACCACAAAAGGTTTTGAACCTGTATGCCCCTCGACATGGAATTTTCTGGTTTACGGTCCGCCGATGGATCAGGTCATGTCTGATGTCGATAAAATCACGTTCTTTTATAACACCTTCCGTGATATTGGCCGTATTATCTACAACGAGTATGCGGGTGATAACTGGTTCAAGGATCTCGAATATTTTGAGGAGACTAAGGGGGAGATCTGATGCCAAAGTCTATCAATGAAGCTGCCTTGATGAAGCTTCCTTCAGGACATGTCGTGCACCCATCACGCCTAATTCATAAGGACGGAATCCTAATGTGGAAGCACGCTTGTCAGAGCCCTCCTTCATGCCAAGCACACGAAGCGCACATACAAAAAACTGCTCAGCGTTTGGAAGAGCTGAACAGTTGGATTATGCCTTATTTTGAGCCTTGGGAGGCTCTTAAGGTACTTCGCTGGTATGACCCTGCAGATCCTGAACTAACTGAGGGCATTTCTCTTTATTTTGTCCACCATCACCTAGATACTGAACTTATATACGACATGCTCAAGAACCACATATATGATCACGAGACTCTCCAGCTACGAGATTCAAATATATTCTTCAGCCGCTGCTAGCCCGCTTACGCGGGCTTTTCTATCTTATGGACACTCCGACTCAATTTTTTCGATGAGCCTTTTTAAGTACCAAAGACTTTTTTCAGCGTCCTGCTTTGCGTTTTCCTTATGCCACAGACGCAACATGTACTTCAGTACTTGACCTTGAAGCATTCCTGCAACTACGCTGGGTGCCGCAGCGATCGAGTCTTCAATAACGTCAATCACTTCCACCCCTTTCAATTGGGTGTAGTGAGCCGGACTGTTGACCATATCGACCTGCTTCTCTCCTTCGTAATTGTCATATGCATCCAGTTCTTTCAACATTGATTCATAGTCCATGGTTATCCACATATTGTGATCTACGCCCTTAATATAGTGGGGCGTGAGCAGTTTTGTGATATGCCAAGTCCAAAAGGTGATCCCACCTACATCAAAAATAAAGAGAAGTTCTTTATGGATGTAGCCAAGGTTATTAGCAACGGTTCAACTCATCCAAAAGTACAAGGGGGTTGTGTCCTTACCCGTGATCGCGAGATTATCGGTGATGGTCGATCTCTACTTACTCATTCAAAAAATGAGATTTGCTGTGTTGGCCATGCCGTGGCAGCTGCTGCTAAAAGAGGCACGCCAACTACTGGTGCTGTTGTCTACACAACCCGTTATCCATTTAGTCAGTCTGTCTTTCAGTGTCATGTGATGGGTATCCGCCAGATCTACGTTCTTGCCCATGAATGGGAGGCTTTTTATAAGGATGAATTTCGCCGTGCCGCTCGCCTTGCCCGTGATGTAAATCTGTCCATTGAACCGGTATTTGACAACGAGGATCCTCGTTTTGCTCAAAATGCTCAGGACATCATGGATAAGCAGGTTGATACATCCCTCTATACCAATGCCTACAAACCAGATGAGTACGACCCAGAAGAGCAAAAAGACATCCGAGACGAAGACTGAGCTCCTGTTTGATATTGAATCGACTGGGCTTCTTCGTGAGGGTTCACGAATCCACTGTATTGTTGCCCGTGATTTGAGTGATCCTGAGACACCACTCGTCTTTGATCACCGACCTGATCGCGAGTTGCTTGTTGGTGTTCACCAGATCATGCAGGCTGATGTACTCATTGGCCACAATATCTTGGATTATGACCTGCCTCTTCTCAAGGAACGTTATCCAGATCTAGACCCTCAGGGTGAAAAGCTGGACACCCTTGTCCTGAGCAGACTGTTCTATCCGCATATCAAGGAGCGTGATTTTGACCGTCGCCCAGATGGCATGCCGCTCAAGCTCTATGGCAGACATAGTCTTGAGGCATGGGGTTACCGTTTGAAGTGCTTCAAAGGTGACTACGGCAAAGGTGTAAACGCCTGGGATAAGTACACCCCTGAAATGCTTGATTATTGCAAGCAGGACACTGAGGTGACATACAAGCTCTATCTACATTTCAAAAACAGGATGAATAACCATGCTTGATTACGTTGCACTCGAAATGCGGATGGCTGAGCTGATGGCTGTCCAGCAACGCAGTGGTTTCCGCTTCGACTTGGAGCGTGCCATCCAGGTTCGTGGAGAGCTCCAGCAAGAGTACGATGACCTTCAGCAGAAGATCCTGACCAAGTTTCCCTATGTCGCAGGCAAGGTGTTTACTCCTAAGCGTGCTGACAAGAAGAAGGGCTATGTGGCGGGTGCACCGATGACGCGTCTCGAGGTGTTCAATCCGACCAGCCGGCAGAACATCTCTTGGGCACTTCAAACATTTCGCAACGCTCGCTTTACCAAGGTCACCGATACAGGCAAGCCGAAGGTTGATGAAGCAGCACTCGGTGAGCTCCAAGAGCGTGCTTTACAGGAGGACAACCAGCTACTTCACGAGGAATGCGGGATGTTCATCCGTCTGCTTACCCTCCAAAAGTGGCTTGGGCAGCTGTCTGAAGGCTCCAATAGCTGGTTCAACACGATTGAGGGTGATGGCTGCATTCACCATTCCTGCACACTGAACACACAGACGGCTAGAAATGCTCACCGTGGGCCGAATCTTGGTCAAGTTGTGAGTGCACCCTGGGCACGGCAGCTCTTCATCCCGCATCCCGGTCATCTTATGGTCGGTTGCGACCTTGAAGGACTTGAGCTTAGGGCGCTTGGGGGGTACTTGCACCGTTTTGATGGAGGCTCCTTTGCTGACGTCGTGATTAACGGTGATATTCACCAACAGAATGCCGACAGAGTAAGTACCCCAGAAGTCCCTGTCTCTCGCAAGGCAGTGAAAAATTTAACTTATGGGTTCATCTATGGAGCTGGTGACCTCAAGCTGGGTCACATCATTAAGCCTGAATACTCTGACGCAGCCAAAAAGTCTCTTGGGTCTGATCTTCGTAAGAAATTTCTTGAAGCTATCCCAGGTCTCGAGCCTCTGATTGATGCAGTCAAAGCTCGCGTGCGTGAGTACGGCTACATCAAGGGGCTTGATGGTCGCCCTATCTACACTCGCGCTGAGCACAGTGCGCTGAACTTCTTGCTTCAGTCATGTGGTGCGATTTTGAGCAAGCGGTGGTGCGTCATCTCACAGGACATGCTTGATGAAGCAGGCCTGACCTATGACGTGGACTACACCCGTTGTGCCTATGTGCATGACGAGCAGCAGTTCTCTGTTGTGCCATCAGAAGCAGAGCGAGTCGCCAAGATCCTTGTCGATGCAGCACCCAGGGCTGGTCAGTACTATAACTTTAAAGTACCAATCACAGCTTCATCCGATATCGGTAAAACCTGGGCTGACACTCACTAATTGTTACCATGTACCTAAACAGAAGATTTTCATATGAAAAAATTAAGCAATGAAGAGATATATAATGATCCTGAACTTATGGAGGCTGTTGGACATTATATTCGAAACCAGATTATCGACGAAAGTTATTCGCGATTACGCTATCAGGGCAAAAGCCATGAAGATGCAATGATCGGTGCCCGCCGTGAAGCTGGCATCAAGGTCAAACCTAATACTAAGATTGGTCGTGAAAGTTATGCCAACGCCATGATGGCAAAAGACTACCGTGATAAACAAAAACTTTTATCCGTAGCCTCTAATGAAAAGCGGAAAGCAGGTGCCCTAATTGCAGCAATCCTTGGTTCTGGAGCTGCTGGTTTAGCCCTTGCTGACCTATTAAATATCGACAATGTGCAAGCTGATGATGAATCAACCTATATGTAATGATCCTGAGTTTATGTGGGGTGCTAACGCTAGTATCTTATTTTTTATTTGAGAAGCAAGGTTGATGGTCCATGTCCTAACGTAAAATTTGCTACACTTTAATCAAGTGCGTTGAACCTTTAGCTAGGTCGCAAGTAACCC